CTTGTAAAGCAAACCACATACCAATAATAGTCACCATGGCAAAGCCAACAGCTATCATTGTTTTTATGCTTATATTAAACCCCGTATTTTCATTCAATTCTTTTGCCATTTTTCTAGTTTTGAGTATAGTTAAAATATTACATAATTTACACCAAACTTAAAGTCATACCACTCTCTATTCCAATACTTGTTATATTTCCCCTCAACAAAGTAACCTAAATGTTTTGTTTGCTTGTAACCAAGTATTAAACCACCATTATAATCTAACCATTGACTACCCTCGTATTTATGATAAGAGTAATCGTTACCCCCTTCTAAGTGATAAGGCATAACGTTAGCCCAAGCGTGTGACCAAAATGATTTTGTGTAGTGATAATAATCAAAACCAACAACAATAGAGTGTTGTATTATTTGATCTAACTCATTACGTTTTCTTTCAGTATAATCAGCTAACATTGTAGGTATAACAACCTCTTCCCAAACCTCTTTGCTTGTTGCAACGAGTTCTCCTTCAGGAGAAATATACTCACTAGCAGCTACATTGACATTGTAGCCTTCTTGTAGTGCTAGGTAAGTGTAATGTATATTGCCATTGCTAAGCACCCACTCTGCTAAAGGATCGTAACCATAAGGTTCAGATAACCTTTGAGCAAGCCCAGCATTAAAGGACAATTTGTCATTAACTTTATATCTATATCTTTCTGACGTTTCAAGATATTTAATATCAGCAAAACCATCTTCTAAGTATTCACCTTTTAGTATATACTTATCATCTACAAATCTTATAAAGTGATGCTGATCTAAATATTCATTACCTTGTTGTCTTTTGTAATCTACTTCGAATAAAAACTCTAAGCCACGTACTTTACCCACGTTAGCACCATCTGACCAAGAGTCTTCTGTGCCATCATAAAAAGTACTAGCTCTATTTTCATAACCAAACCTTGCGATCTTACGTATACCTAAAGCTAAGTTGTAATCATACGGCGTTTTTACTGTTACAGTATTTAAACCATCAGTTACAGAAAACACATCTACATCTGATATTGAATTACCACCGTTAGCTGCAGCATAAAACGTAGCAAATTTAAAATACTTTTTAAAGTTTTGTGAACAACATTTTTTTGGCGTAGCGCAAGCAACAAGTGCTATACACATTATTATTATTAATTTTTTCATATATTAACTACTCTTCTTTTTGATTTCTTTGGGTTTATAACTCTACGATCTATAATTTTTCTACTTGATTTTTTTCTATCAATAATTCTTCTACCTCCAGCTGAAGTTGCAGATTTTTGTTTTCTATTTAAACCAACGTCCCATCTATTCCAACCAAGCACCATTGCTATTCTTTGCCAAATAGCGTTTTGACTATCTAATGATTCTGATAAATTATTAACTTTGTTAATAGCTCTGTTTAAAGGTATATTTGTACCAGCTTCAACAACACCACTTATAGCCTCAGCACCTAACATCCACTGTCCTTCTTCTATTTCGTCTCTGTTAAATTTATAAGTTTGCAAAGCGTTGTACATTTTTCTTAACTTTATTCCAACTGGTGGTGAAAAGTTTGCAAATTCTAAAACTACATACTCATAATCAGCTCTACCGCCTTTATCAGCTTCTATATTAAATCTTCTAACCATGTTTTTAATAGTAGAGACAATAGCACCATAAATACCTATACCTCTTAAACTACCATCAAGCATACTATTAAGCATACGCTCTTTTTTACCCTTCAAAAATTCTTCTTCCTCGTCATCATCTAAAAATGGTAAAGCAAATAATGCCGACTGTAAAGAGTAAAATATTAAGTTTTGAGCAAAACCGTAGTAAATTATTTTAGAAACATGAGACTTAGCATCACCTCTACCATTTATTAAATCAAGAAAAGCTTTCTTTTGAATTCTAGAATACTGCATAGGCGTGTTTTGAAAAGCTAAAACTAATCTACCTAACACAGAAGCTTGCTCTTGAGATATTAAATCTGGCCTAGACGACTGCTGTGTTTTTTCAGCTATTTCTTGAAAATCAACAAATGCTTTTTCTTTAGCATCAGTCTCTGACATACCTTCAGATAAATATTTATTTATTCTATTTCTATAAAACGTAGCACCACCAGAAGCTATAGCAAAACTATCAGCCATTTGCGTAGGTAAAAATCCTTTTTGAAGTATAAACCTTATTGCTGCATTTGTTTTACCAGTAAAACCTTTTGTCCTAGAAACACTTTGCATTAATTCCGCAGCGTTTAAATCTTGTTGTAAACCAGATCTTCTTTGCTTTAACATGTCTGAGTTAAACAAGAAAGAAAAATCTTCCCAGTATTGTCCTTGATTAGCAAACGCGCTTGCTGCGTTAAATAAATTATTGTCTTCCCAATTAATAAAGTTAACAGCGGATATAGTTTGTAGAACAGCGGATCTTGCGTTGAAAAACATGGTAGCACCAATAGAACCATTGATGTAGTTCATAAAATTATTTACCATTTTGTTTTTACCAATATTTCTATTAGTACCGTTTTCCATTCGCCACAATATATCTTGCAAAGCTTCTCTTACGTTTTTACCATACAAAGCCTCAATCTTATTCATGTTCTCTCCCTCAAGCTCACCTTTACCATTCCAGTCGCCAAAAATTGCTTTTCTATTCTCAACAAATTCTGTTAAATAATCTTTTCTTCTAACCTCATTACCTTTTTGGTTTATGTCATAAGAAATACCTTGAGAAATCCACTCATCAGTTGGCTCTACATAACCTTCACTTGCTCTTGATATTAAACCTAAAGAGTCTGCAAAAGCTTTAAGGTCCTGATCACTCTCAACAATGTCTAGTAAATTTGCAAGATCTGTTTCTGATAAACCAGGAACCTCGTAACCAGCTTTATTCCATAAGTAAACTCTAACAGCGTCTTCAACAATAAAATCATTGTTTAGTATTAACTCTTTTAACCTTTTTCTTAACCCAGATTGTTTTAATAAATCTTTATACTCGTTAGAAGATTGTTGTTTTGCTGTGTTTATTTTGTTATGAGCTTTGGCAAAAGGTCTTAGTAATATTTCTTCAAAAAACTTATAATCAAGATCTCCTTGAACTCCTTTACCTATAAAATTGTATAATAAACCTGCGAAGTCTTCAGCTGAAGGTGCTATCCATAATTGAAACCTACCTTTTCCTTCACCTCTTTTTTCTCCTTTAGTTTTAGAAAATCTTTTTTCAGCATCAACACCACTTTTTCTTTCAAGCATTTCATTAAATTGTCTACTATAATTAATGCTTTGTTTTCCTTTAGCTTGTCTAACTTTTGACTTAATATCAAATTGATCTAAAACGTTTTTAACTACTTGCACATTTTGCAAGGCGTCATCAGCAAAATATATATCGTTGTAACCATCACCAACCTTATCTACTATCCACAACGCTTTTGATTCTGGTGTTGAATTAGCAAGCCCAGTTATATTTTCTATAGGTATATCTATACCAACTCCTTTTAAAAACAACTGTATAGACGCGGCTGAGTTAACTGGCCTAGCTGTTAATATAAAATTATCTTTTATACCAAACTTTTTAATTCTATTAATAAACTTTTGTAAAAAAGGACCAGGTCTACCATCTACAACTTTGCTAAATTCTGAGAAATCATAAACATAACCTTGCTCTAAAAGATCTGCTCCTTTAGCAGCAAACTCCTCTGCTGTTAGCTTACCAGTTGTACCATCTGGAGTTGTAAACAAAACTTGTGAATTACTACGAGCTAAAGTGTCGTCAAAATCCCATATACTTATACCTTTGACTTGATTGTCTTTAGCCATTTGATCAGACTTTCTAATAGCTCTAGTGTATGATATTGAACTTTTAGAATTAGCAGCTGCTGATGTTTCTTTTTGTAACCTAACATAACCATCACCATGTCTAGTCTGCTTACCATCCAAGCTTATAATAACTTTTAGCTCTGGATCACCTAGTGTTTTTTCACCATACATTCTACCAAGTGCTCCTTTTAAATCACCAAGTTTTTTTCCTTCTTCGTAATTTTCTTGCATTAAATATTGCATACCCATTTTGGAAACAATTTTGTCCATTTTTTTAGGTATTATATTTACTACAAATTCTTCAAAAATATTTTCAAGATCTTTTTCTACGTTTTCAGCGTTGTTAGATTTTACTATGTCTGCTATTTTAAGCATTAACTGGTGATGCGGTGTTAAATGATCGTATTCTAATTCTTGACCAACTTTACTTATGTCACCAGTGTATTTACCATTAACCATTAATCCTTCAGCCATACCATATACATAAGCAGCTTTTCTTGATACAGACTCCATACTACTACCAAACATAAACAACTCTTGCACAACATCCATCTCATTAAACAAATCGTCTTGATTATTGTATCTTTCAGTTGCTATTTTAACCATAAAAGTTATTAGCCTTCTAGCTTGCATTGCTTGTTCTTTCCTGCTTTCAAAATCAAAACTACCTTTTTGCATTTCTTCAATAACGGCCTTAGAACTTTCTGAATAACCTTTTTCAATTCCTAAATCTTTTTGAATTTTGTTATTGTATTTTGTATCTCCTAGTTTAAACACTGTATTAGCTCTGTTTACCAAAGCTACATAATCACTTGCGCTAAAAGCTACTTGAGAGTATTGTTTTGTTTGTCCACGCTCGCTTGTGCTTTTAACAAGTCTATAACTACCATCAGACTTTGGCATAAAAGTATTGTCACCTAAAACCCCTTGACTAGAATACATAGCCTTCATCATGAACAACCACTCGTAAGCCTCTTTCTTACTTAAATTACCGGACTCAACAAGTTTTTCTATTTCTTTTACTTTGTTTACAAGGTTTTTTCTACCGTTTATAATACCTTTTTTAGTAAACGCAGCATTTTTAGTAAGCGTTCCACCATCAGGACCAGTCATACCAAACTTACCGAAAACATCTATATCGTTTTTTTCTTTACTTTGTAAATTCTCTTGTACAAATTTATCTAAACCTCTTGGCACTTCCATGCCCATTATTTCGTAATTAGCTTTTATAGTTCCGTATTGAGTTAAAAGACCTGTTGCACCAAACAATTGATTTGCTAATTCAATAGCACCATTTACTTTTTTACCTTTAGCATCAACACGATTTAATCTATCACCAAAAGTGTTTTTAAATATATCTTTTATTTTACCCACTAGCTCCTCACCAATATATCTATCTTCTATTAATTCTATTTCTTCTTTAATTACAGATAATTCTTCTCTAACTATAGCTTGCTGTGCTTGTGTAGCATATCTACTAAAGAATACACTTTGAGCCATTTTAGACTTACCGTCTTCCATGTTAGCTCTTACTAAATTGTCAAGATCACCTGTTCTTTTAGATACATCAACTATAGTTTGTATTGTTGCAACGGTACCTATTATATTTAGCATAGATATAACTGATTGTTGAGCCAACCTATCTTCTCTAAAAGATTTACCGTCAATTATACCTATCATACTTTCTAACAATGCCACATCTACAATAGGTTTTTTATGCCATATAAAATTGTTACGAACCCGCTTACCTTTATTGTAAAAATCTTTATATTTAGTTCTTGATATTCCAGTTGCTTCATAGGTAGATGTGTGACCCTCTGGTAGTATAGCTCCAAGAAACTCCATACCTAGTTTTTTTAGTGCCATTTGAGCATTTAACAACTCGTTAGAACCTCTTTGCTTTTGTCTTCTTAAGTTTTTAGCAAAAGGTTTTTTAGAGTATGGACTTAACTTTTCAGCATCAACACCAAATCGCTTTGCAATAACTTTATAAAGGATATTTGGCATGTCTTTATAAGACTTGTTTAAATCTATTATTTTACCTTCACCGTCAATAAACCCTAACTCATCTAGTTCTTTTATTCTAGCGGCTTCTTTTTCTTTTGTTTTAGCTGGTCCTTGATTTATTAATTCAAAACCTCTTGTTATAACTTTATTAAACTCAGCAAGTAAACCTAATTTTTTCCCAACGTGCACCTTACCATCTAACTCTTCGTCTTGAACGTTGTCAGCATCAGAGTCGTCTATTATGTTAGCAACATCTTTCATATCGCCAACATCTTCACCAGTTCTGTCTTCAACCTTACCTTTTTGTTCTTCATTGTAAACATCTCCAGCTCTAAAACTTACTCTTGAATTTAAATAAGCAAAAAAGTCATCATTTTCAAGGTTAAAACCTAGTATATCACTGTATAAAGCAGAGTAAACTCTTTTTACAAAGTCTTTTGTTTCTTCTGGTGATCTTGCTACTTTTAACTTTGCAGCTATTAGTCTGTCAAAAATGTTTAGTTGTTGAATTATTTCAGCAGCTTTTTTAGCTCCTCCATTTTTCCAAGACTCAATAGTATAACCTAAAACTAAATCTCTTACTAACTGCTCGTCTTCACTAAAATCTTCAAAGTCTTCTTCGTTAATTACATTTAGCTCTGGGTCTCTTTCAAATTCAATAGAAGCTTTACCTTCAGTTTGTTTTTCTATAGGATCTTGTTCTACGTCAACACTAGAGTCAATACCAACTTCTTTTTCTAAAGCTCTCTGTTCTTGAACATCTGCCATTTGTTGGTTTTGTCTTATAAACTCTGAGCTAACATTTACTAAACCTTGATTTTTTATTTTGCTAAAACCTTTACTAAACCTACCTCTCATAAACTCTCTGTTGTAATCTTTAATAAAGTTTATAACATCTTGAGTTGATTTAATTTTCCAATTTAAACCTGTTTCTCTACCCATACGTCTAAACAAAGATGTTACTTGTCCTAAAAACCCAGTTGACATTTGAATATCACCTTGAGCTAAGGCTTCTGAAAATATAGTTAAAACTTCTTCCCACTGAATTTCTCCAGTTGATTTGTTTAAATAAACACCATCTTCCATTCCTTTCATAAACTTACCACCAACATAGCTTTGTGAAAAGCTTTTGCCATACGTTTGTTTTAGTTTGTTTAATAAAGCAAAACCCATTGCTTTTATAATTTTCTTACCTTGTTTTGTTTGAGAAGTTTGAAATAACAAAGCATGAAAAGATTCGTGTCCAGCAACAAAGAAGTTACCACTACGAATAGCAGCCTCTTTGTTTATAACAAAAAAGAATTTACCATCTTTTTGGTAGAAAAAACCGGGTTGAACAGATCCATCTACTAAAGCAACTTTAGAATCATTTAATGTTCTTTTGTCTTTTTGAAGTTTTTTAATTTTCTTTTTATTCTTTTTATCTTTGTGCTTGACGTTTGACTCTTCGTCTGTAAGTTCTTGTATTTGTTTATCAATTTCTTCAATTCTCTGATCTACCTCGTCGTTTATTTTTTGTATTTGTATACTTCTTTTCTCAGACTCATTATCGTACTCGTCTTGATCTAAAACAATTATAGATCCATTTTCAACATCACTTTTTGAAGTTCCAAATAAAGAAACCATATTGTTGATGCTTTTGTTTAACAACTCTACACCACTTTTAACACTACCAGTTTCTTGAATTTGCTTGTTAATTTCTTTTATTTGATTGTTAATCTCAGTGGCTCCAGCGCTATAAGGATCTAAACCAGCAACTTGTTTTTGTAATTTTAATTTTTTCATTACAAGATCAACCTCTTGAACTGTAGAGTATTTTGATAATTGAGACTGCGCCTGTTGTATTAACACAGCTTGCTCTTTTGTAGCTTTTAATTTTTTTATTTCTTGCAAATGTATTTGCTTAAGCTCTCTACCAGCTTTTGTTCTTTTATCAGGTATGTTATCCATAGCAGACTGAATAGCATTGATTTGATTGTCTACTTCAGTTATTAGTTTTCCTGACTTTTTAGCGTAATAAGCATAAACTTTTTGTTTACGCATTCTCATGTTTCTTCTTCCTTTTTGAGCACCTAGACCTCCAGTTAAGAAAAAAGTTGCACTTATCATTTGACCAACAGCGTTTACATCTTGTATTTCTGGCGAGTAATTAGTTAAAAAGCTACTTTTAACAACGTCGTTTAAAGCCATGTCTAAAAATTCTTCACCAAACTCACCAATCATATCAGGTATTAAAGTTGCAAAAGAAGGGCCAATAGTTTTTTTCCAGTTTGTTATAGCTTTTAAATCTCCAGATTTTAACTTTTTTAAACCAGTTATTAAGTTGTTTTGTGCCTTTTTACCCATTAGTGTATTAAACCACTTGTATTCTGGTATTATTGCTTGAGAAACACCTGTCGCAAGACTTGTTGCTTGTGCGTATAAAAATGCTTTTTCAGGATCAAGGCCTCTTGCCCTACCATCAGCCATTCCTTCAAAACCAATAAGTTTTTGATTTAGTTTTACCTGCGCTAAACTTCTATTTAAAGTTTCACTACCTTTAACCTTGTAACCTAAACGACTAACCCAATTCATGCCGTCTTTATTAAGCTTATAACGCATGTCACCTTTACCAATTCTATTGGATTTAGCAATTTTCTTTATGTTAACTTTAGCTTTTGCTAATTCTTGAACGTATGATAGCCCAGTAAATATTGAGTGAGCAGTGTGATACAAAAACTCACCAGGGTTTTCTGACCTTAAATTATCCCACGAGAAAAACTCTCCTAACGCACCTGGCGCATCTTTTAAGCTTTCAATTTTTCCAAAAGCGTCAAGATTTTTCCAAGGTGTAGCGTCTTTATCATAAGGTAAATAACCCTCAGAAGGAGCTATAAGTTCTAACAAGTAGTCTGTAACCAAACTTTGTGGACCATAACCACCTCCTACATTTTCTTCTTTTTCTAAATAACCTAAACCTTCAAAAAGAGCTAGTGTAAACAAGTTGTTTCTAACACCACCTTTTAAAACAGCGTTAGATGCTTTTAAACTACCTCTTAGTTGAAGCTTAGCATTGTAGTAAGACATTCCTATATTAAAGATATGACCAACAACCGGTATGTGTTTTAACCCGTTTTCCCAAGCTTTAAACTCTCCTTCTAAGTTTTCAAAATTGTGCTTGTTAAAAACACCTTCTGCAGCATTGAAATTTAAAGCTTTAAAAACAGCCTCGTACTCTGCTTTTAAATCATCTTGCCTTTGATTTAACTCTACTTTTTCTTTTTCTAAATTATCATAAGTGGTAAGTAAACTTTCTCGTTTAGCATTTAAACCTGGTAAACTGTTGTTTATTTCTTCTTGAGCTTTTTTAGCTACATCTTCATTTATGTAACCAGTAGTTCTTTCAGTGTTGTCTGGGTTACGCTCAAAAGTTGAGTTTTCACTTACAACTTTTTTAAGATCGTTTAGTCTTTGTAACTCAGTCTCGTAAATATTTTTTTCTTTTAATAAATCAGTCTCAGCATCATTAAAAAGATTTATGTCGTTTTCTAAGTCACAACTTTGGTCTTCTGTTTTTTTAACGTATTCATTTAAAACATACATTTTAGATTTATAAATAATTTCATTTTTCCTGTCTTTATTTAAATCTAAAGCTAAGTTATTTTTTAACCTTGCTGTTTCTGTGTTTGTAAAAAACATTAAAGATGCTGCTTCCATCTCTTTTGCTAGTAATCCAAAATCTAAATTTTCAGACTCATGACCACCAAAAAGAGCAACAACTTTATTAAGATGAGAACCCGAGTATTTTGAAAGAGAAAAAATTTCAGTAAACAATTCTCTGTTGCTAGCCATAAGTTCTCTAGCTTTAGTCACGTCTTCAGTTTCGGAAGGTGTTGCATCTTGAAAAGCTAACTCACCATCAATATTGTTTTTGCTAGCATAATTTAACCACTCTTGTTTATTGCTAAATTTTGCCTTAGGGTACATTTGTGTTAAATGTGCTAAAGCAGAGTTTGTAGATTTTTTATCGTGCTCTTCTACTAGTTTAACAGCGTTTTCGTGATCTTTTTTGTCTAGTATATTTTCAGTTGATATATCTAAACCATTTTCATTAGCACCAATTTTAACACCAGCATCTTCTAATCCGTTTTTTGTTTCATCAACATACTTAATATCATCTTTACTCAATATCACTAACTGAGCACCAGCACCAGTTGGTCCACCACCTCCACCCATTCTGTCAAGACCAAAACTTTCTGTAGTATTGTAGTTTTGCACATTGGTCACCACTCTTTCATCCGGTGCCTCGTTTAAATTGTTAACATCAACATTTTCACCTTTTGCAAGTTGATTTATAAGATCATCATCAACCTCACCTTCAACTTTAGCTTTAGATTTATCTGTAATGTCAGGAAAATCATCTACGTCGTCTTGTTCTTCCTCTTCTATTATTTCGTACTTTCCTTCTTCAACCTTTTTCTTTTTTGGTCCTTGACTAGTTGTTAGCTCAACATTTTCATTTAACCCATCAAGACTTTTGTCTAAATCGCTTAGTTTACTTAATTCATTTAAAGTGTTTTGTGGGTTTTCTAAATAATCTTGAACAGTAAAACCTCTTGCTACTAGTTTTTCTACATATTCAGGGTTGTTAGCATTGGCTTCAACCTGTTTGTCTTTGTGTTTAAACTTCTCAGTAGTTTCAGTAGTTTCAGTAGTTTCAGCAGTGTTAATTCCTGTTGTAATATTACCACCAGTTGTTTGTGTACCGGTTGGTATTCCAGAAATCACCTCATCGCCAAATCCACCAGCACCATTATTAGCAACTTTTTTTGGATCAAGAAAGTTACCATTACTTTGTACTTCTACGTTACCATCTAAATTAACGTTTTTATGTTTGTTGTTTTTATGTTGATTGTTTTCTTCCACTACGACCGTAGTAGGATCAGTTTTTTTATCGACTTGATTTAACTGTGAGTTGCTATAGTTAACATTGTTATCCATGCTTAATTTTTCCCCAGTTACTGGATCTACTATGTTTGGTTTAAAACTAACATCGTTTCCTGTTGGTGAAGAACCTAATACTGCGGATAAGCTGGTTTTAAAATCTTTATTAATACTGTTTGACCAATTAAAATCAAACTGCTGGTTACCAGTAATTTTTTGCTTAAATTTAATAATAGGACCGTTTGGTATTGAGTCTTGGTAAACTTGAGAAGTGTTAAAATCATTTTCAGCAAACTCATTTAAATTACCACCATAAAAAAAGAAATTTTTATTATCTTTACCTTGGCTTGCAGATGTGTTAAAGTTGAAATCAGATCCTTTCTTTATTTTTTTAGCCTTAGTTGAGTCAACAGCTTCAAAATGATAATGTGGTTGAGCCACACCACTAGAATCAACAGCAAGCCTTTCATCAATCATTCTAATGTTGTGCTTTTTAAAAAGAGCTACACCATTAGGTGTAAGATCTGGTCTAACGTACTCTCCATTAACTTTAGCGTTTGGATCAAAGTCTTGACCAAACAAATACTTCATTAATCCAAGATCATCTTCAGACTTTATACCTAAATCAAACGCATTACCAGTGAAATGAGCACTTCCTGTTTTGTAGCGTTTATTCCCTTTAGAGTTTACTCCAGGGTGAGTGTCTTCATTTCTTGTAGTAGAAGTTATAGTGTAACCTAAATCTAAACCCTCTACTTCTTGAAAAAAAGCGCCAAGCTCTTGAGCGACACCACCACCTTGGTCTCCTCTCCTTCTCCAAATGCTACCTTTTTTTTCCGCTTCTACTGTCATATATTATATTAAATTATTAAGAACCAGTAAAGTTAAAGTTACCAGTATTATTAAAGTTAAAAGGCTTTTCTTTGTTTTTTTCATCGTTTAACAAAACTCCACTAGCAGTAGAGTTAGTGCTTGTGTTTGTATTTGTATTTGTATTTGTATTTGTATTATTGTTAACGTTACTATTCATGTTATTATTCTCAGACACGGGACTTGCTAATATACTTACCTTTGGTGGAGCTTCTTTGTCTTCAGAAATTTCTTCTTCATTTGTATTTATAGAAGCTAAATCATAAACATTTCTATCTAATCCCCAAGTTTTAGGATTTTCGTTTAAATTTCCTAAATTAGTAAACATACCTTTAGTGTTTTGCTTAATAAACGTTTTAAATGCTGACATTTCAGAGGTGTTATTAGGATTGTAGTATTTAGCAGTTCCATTTTCGTCATCACCAACCATGTACAAAACATTTTCATCTTTGTCTTCAACAATTTCAACGTTAATATTGCTTGAATTAAACAAGTCTACTATTTCGTTTGAAGCATTATTAGGATCATTTAAATCGTTATATAAAGCTTTATCTATAAACATATCAGTATAAAGCTCTTTTTTAGCAATTTGACCTTCAGCTGGAGTGTTAAAATATTCTATTTCTCTACCAGTACCATCAGTTGCATTATCTCCTAAAAGAACTTTGCTTTCACTTATTGCTTGATTTACCTTTTTAGTTTCTAGACCATCGGCTGTAGCTTTTGAGTAAAACTTAGAAAAATTTCTTAAATTAGCGTCATTACTATTTCTGTCTCTTAATATAGCTTCTAATGCTTGTGCTCTGTTAACTGGAGCTGAATCACTTTGAGCTGTACTAGGATCGCTAATCGCGTTTAAGGTTGAAACGTTAGTGTCTACAGGGTATGAAGATATTGGTTTTCCATTGTATTCTAACTCATCACCATTTAAATCTTTGTAATAATTTTCATCAAGACTACCACTAATAAACATATTACCAAAGCTAATATTTTGACCATCACCAGATATATCTCCAAATATCATATCCATTTTTTGATTATAGTTTGGTGCTGAACCATCAGGACCACTAGACATCATATTGTTATATAAAGTATTGGCATTACCATCAATATCAAAGCTTTCCGAAGCACTTCGTAATTGTGTTAAGGTTTTGTTGTTGGAAACAGTTTTGTTCCAGCTTGCTAATATTGTAGCATGACCTTCTTTATACTCAGCCGCAACTTTTGGCGGAGCAGGAAATTTAGTGTTAGGATCATTATCATAAGTTGTACCGTCATCCATAACATAAGTTTCAAAACCATCACTGTTAAAATCTCTTTTTGCTCCAGCAACTATTTCTTTAGCGTGATTTAATTCATTTGGATCTTGACCTGAAGAGTATGAGTTTGTTTGTCTTATCTTTGAAGCCTCAACATTGTGCTTATACTTTTCTGTTTGTGCCTGTGTAATTCTATTCATTTTAGAAATACCAGCATTGTAACCAGCTTGAGCTTCTAAATTACTAGGATCATCTACTAAAGCTCTAGCAAAGTCTTGAACCTCTAAAGACGTAGCGTTTATTATAGGTTGTATTTGAGTTCTTTCTTCTGCAGTGACAGTAGGTATCATACTAACTTCGTTAAACTGTTGCATAACATTATCAAACTTTTTTTGCAATACAGCATTTTTATCTGCAGCACTTTTAACAACTTTATTTATAGTACCATCAATAACTTGGTTTATTTCGCTAGTATAGCTTTTACCTGTTTTTTGACCAATTGCCATACCTGTAGCCATTGACCCATATGCGTTTGTTTTTGCCATTATTTGATATTCTTTTTCATTTCCTCAAAACTAAATTTTCCTTGTGCATTAAATCCTCCAGCTAAACCACCAGCAATATCACCTATACCACCTATTAAAGCAGCTTGATTTGCTGCTACAGCTTGGTTAGCTTGTTGTAACTGACCAGCCTCCATGCCAAGTAAAGTTGATTGTTTGCTTGCTTCTGCTTGTTGAGACCTGTAAGCACCTTCACCTCTAAGCTTGTCAGTGTCAGCAAAGCCTTTAGCCGTAAGAGCAGAGTTTTGGTTATCTTGTTGAGCTGTCATTAAATCAATTTTAGATTGAGCTCCTGCTTGTAGTTGTTGGTTTTTAGCCTCTTGCATACCTATAGAAGCAGATGCTTGTTGCATTGATTGACTTTGTTGATTTGCTAATGCCTGTGCTAAACCACCTATACCTGATCCACCTGCAGCACCAGCCATGTTTTGCATTATATTTGCTGCACCTTGTTGTGATTGCTGTGCCATAAACTCTGCTTGCTGTGTATTAACAGTCATGTCTTCATAAGCATTTTCTACACCTTTAAAAGCATTGCCAAGGTTTTGAAATCTATTTCTTACACTACCAAAAGTATTACTAGTGTCTAATCCTTGATATATACTTTTTTGTGTATCAAAAGCATCTTGAGCAGTTTGTTGCTGTCCGTCTAGCTTGTTTTTTTGTGCAAGACTCATACCAACTTTCGCTAAACCACCCACAGCTGTTAGTAGTGGTAGTATAGCGTAATTAACTTGCGGTATATATTCTATGTATTCTATCATTTTATTGTCTTATTTTATTATAATTACACCTTATGTGTATTATTTACTACTTTCAGATATAATAGAGCCAACACTAAAAAGCTCCATTTTAGTTGTTTCATTGGTTTGCATTGTAACATCTGCATAGTAACCTAATAAAGCAGAAGTACTTATTTTGTTGTTTTTACCAAAAAACACAAAGTCACTAGTACCAGGTGTTTGTCTAGTTGTGCTAGAACCAACGTCTACTGTTATTGTTTTTTTATCTGCAGATATAGCGGTACACTCTCCAACAAAATGAGTTTTTGGTGGATTCTGAGTGTCTTTAAAATAAACGTTGTCTCTTGACGCTGTGTTTGACAGAGCTTGTAAAGAAGCGTTTACTGGGTTTGCAAATGTTAGTGTTATTGTTGCCATATTTTTTATTAATTTTGTGTTACACCTGCTTGACTGGCTTGTTGGTTTACAGTGTCATATATAGATCTTAGTGGATTTGATTCTTTAGCAGCTTTTGTTCTTGTAGGTTTTACCGCAACATCACTTTGCACTAAAGCAGTTCCATTGCTTGTTATTGTAAATGTTATCGGTGATACAACACTCACAAACGTGTCAGAGCCTATTTCTGTTAGAGTAAATGTATAAACTATATTGGCGGATGTATTGTTTTTAGGAAAACTTACTTGTTGTGAGTAGATGCCAGTTGAACCAATTGTTTTTGTAGCGGAAGGTATTAAAGAAGAAATAAAAGACAAAGTAACACCACTACCAACTGTTCTTGCAGATGACAACGTTACTACATGTGTACTAGTGTTTACAGCGGCAACAGTGTCACCTACCGTTATTCCAGTTCCAGTTACCAAAGATCCAACAAGTATATTTGCTGATTGATTTGAAGCTACAGTAACCGTAGCACCTGTTGTGCTTGCTTGTGTTGTTCCAGTTACAGTGTTTGAAACCGCGGCTACAGTTAGTGTTGCACCTGGATCACCATAAACAACAAGGTGTCTAGTGTCTTTTCTTTTATTTATACTTCTTAAAGTGGAAGAAGTGTTAAGTTTAAAATTAGTCCTATCACCAACCTCTTGGTTTGTTGGGCTAAACGAAGATGTGGGTGGTGTTTTTGCTAATAAATCAAAACCATATATTTTTGTAGAACCAGCAGTTTTGTCTTGGCTTGCTCTACAAGTAACACTTATAACGTCATCACTAGCACTAGACCTTAAAGGCACAGTGTGAGTTATAGTGTAAACTCTTGAGGTTAATTTTTCAGAAGTTTTTGTATCAGTTACCTCAACAAAGTAATCATTAATATTGTTAACATCACTAAAATCAATTGATGGTGGTGGAGTTAAAACCATTTCATCATCTCTGGTTATAGTTAACTTAAAAATGCTAGTATCTTTATATCTACCAGTGTTGCTATACACACTATCTGTAGCAGTAAAAGTTATTTCAGTACTATTACTTATTGACTGAGCAGAATCTAATGTTATTTTTGTTCTTCTAGTTGTAGAAACAAACTCTTCTTCCACAGCACTAACTAGCAAGCTAACTGGCGAGCCAGAATAACTAACTTTCATACCAACTCTTATCTGACTGTTTAGCGTAACAAAAAGAGTGGTAGAACTAGAACTAGCAGCTACAGATGTGCTTGTAGTTGTTTGTGTAAAAGTGCAACCTTCAATTAATGTATTTATTTTACCAGCCATATTTATTGTTGTGTTTGATATGCGCTTCCACTTGCAACAGTTATTGTAGAAGTGCTATTATTACTAGGGAAAGTACCACTGTAAGATACTCTTATTTTTACTTTTGTACCATCTTGAGTTATTGCAGCGCTAGCTGTTATACCGCTTGAGTTTGCAACGGTAACAGCAAAATCAGTAAAAGAAACAGCCCACTGTATTCCGTTAATAACTTGTGGGTGTATATAAAAATCTATTGTTTGTGTTTGTGCCATTGTTCCAGCATCATCATTAAAAGACAATGTTAGGTCTGTACCTGTAGAGTCTGAAGAACTATTGTTTAAATTCCATTTTTTAGGAGCAATATTTGATGCTATGTCAACAGCTGTCACAGTGTGCGTAAAATACTTTGCATAAGAACCTATGTTAACCGACGCTGGCGATCCAATACCTTGAATGCTAAAAGACTGTAGCTTTAAGTCGTCAATATCATGATCATCACCTTGTATAAAGTTAAAGTATTTACCTTCTTTTTCTACAAAAGTAGTTATTGAACCTGACTCGTTTTCTGTTGCTATTGCAGAAGCTTTCCAACCAGAAGTTCCCTCGTAGTTTATAGACTTAAATGATTTTATAGAACCTGGCGCATCGTTAAAAACAAACTTAATACTAGAGTCATACTGCACCCCATAAAAATTCATTCTTGTTAAGTTTTTGTTGTGTAACCAAAGTTCACTAACACCATCACCATTTGTATCTGAAAAGCTATAATAATTTCCAGCAACTGAAATACTGTTTTCTGGAATAAACGACTTTAAACTTGTCCAGCCATTTACTTTTTCTGTAAAACTAACTGTTTTACCATTTAACGTTATGTTGTATAGATCTTTACCTTCGTCATAACCACCTATAACGGTTATAGAGTTGCTTAGATTGTCTTTAAAGAAGTCAGACATACCTTTAGCTGCTACATCTGTTATACCATCACCAGAAAGCCTTAAAACAGCGTTTCTTTTTTTATCAGCATAATACATTCTATATCCAAAATTTGCAAAAGATTCAGGGTTTGTTGATATACCGTACTCACCAGCAAAAGGTATAGTTTGGCCTAACACTTTATTAGTGGCTATTAACTGCGGGTTTCCATCGGCATTAAATAAAGCGTCTTTATTTGCTAATACTTTTAAAGTTTTGTCTTCACATAACACTACAACGTTGGTATTTCTAGTAAATAGCTTTTGTATACTACCATAGTCAGGGTTTAAATCTTTAGTTATTTTTTCTGCTTGTATAAATTGGTTTAACCTATTAACACCACTTGTTTCGTTGTATATACCAGAGTATATCATAGAGTATTTTCTATGATCTTCTTCATATGTTTGCTCTAGTATTGTAGATACAACAGGTCCTTTATCCATAAACACAGCATTAAAGTCGTCAAAAAGCCTGTTAGACTCAACCCCATTACCAAAGCTAAAGCAGTTATGCCAGTCTAAAACAACTGATGGTATGTTATATATACCAGACACAGGTGTTCCAGTTGATGCACTTAAAAGTCCACCGCCAACATTAACACTACTACTCGTGACAACGCCACCTATTATATCTTCTTCTGTTTTAAATACATGGCTATAAACAACATCTCCATTTGCGTCTTTTAGGCCAACTTCAATTTCTGTTCCAGTTTTGCAATTTTGAAATAGCTGAGCTGGATCAACTTGAAATTGGTTGTTCGATGTGTTATTAGTATCTGAAACTATTATAGTTGCTGTTGTTCTAAATATTGCCAAAGAACCAGTAACACTTGTATCTGCTAATCTAATAAACATACCGTTTTTTAAAACTATACTGCTAGTTGGTGTTTCGTAAAACAAGTTTAAATCTGCTCTTTCTTTTGGTAAAACTTCAAAAACCGCAGGTGTTTGAGTTGAAAACGTTTTGTCACCAGTATCAAGCTCCGCTATAGATATTACACATGAGTTTGATAAACTATGATCAACTCTATTCGCTTTTGTATCAGCTTCTGATATAGAACCTGTGGCAGTACCAAAAGTAGCATTTGCACAAGTTAAACCCATAGGTGTTATAGCTGCTTTTCCACTTCTAAAAGCTGTAGAAGGATCTGTTGGGCTCCAAACAATAGGTTTATTTAATTGTAAGTCGACACATATACCTTGGTTATAGTAAGATTCTTTATCATACTGTCCGTCTTCCCAAACAGCTCTTGAAAGTTCAGAAGAACCTTTACCACCAAGACCATTGTTCCACCAATCTATATCGGCACTAGCTCCAAAACCATCTGTAAATTTACCAAAACCAATATCTCGTAAATAAATAGTAGACATTCCAATTGCACCAGCGTGATTGTTAAACACAGCGTGATTTCTAACTACATTTACAATAGTATATACCGTAGCGGTTGGATCTCCAATAATTCTAAACTGAGTACCAGTTCTTGTCAAGTGATTATACATACCATACTTATCACCTAAATTACCAACTGTAGCTTGATTTGATGGTATTCCAAACCACTTAAAAGAACAAGCGGTGTTTCCAACAACAAAACCATGTCCTCTTCTAAGCGAGTTTGACACAGCCGTGTGATATAAATCAGCTTCGTCTGTCCAGCTCAAAGAACTATCAATACACATTGAAGGATTGTAAGTTATACCATCTGTGTTTTCACCATTATAACCATTTATCCAATAAGCATCATCAGCAAATTCACCTAAACTACCTTTTTTAAAACCTTCTGTAGTACCTTTTACCCTTACACCATGTGTTGTATAATCTGCAATTTTTAAGTTACCATTAATCATAAATGTTAAACCGTGAGTCTTAAACAGTGTTGTGTTACCTGTAAACCCTCCAGGTTTTAATCCAAGTTCAGGCGTTTTATTGCTAAATAAAAGTAAATCTTCTAATATACTTGCAGCACCGTGATAATTTACATCTGTTTCATCAGAGTAGTTTATTACATTTGCCTCGTTTCCTGAAGCATTATCGTTTAACCAGCTATGAGCCCAAGTTGCAGGTGAAGATGTTTTACTTTTCCATATTTGAGCTGTAGCTAGAGCTTCAGTTATGTTTTTGTTTAGTACAGAGTCTCTTTTTATTTTTAAGAAAAACTTCCCTTTAAATTCATCACCATAACCTTCTTGAGTTTCTTTACTAAACTCACAAACAAATTTGTTGTCTTGTGGGTTTGGTATTACAGTTGAATTTTCAGTGTAAGCACTATCATCTGTTAATCTTCTTATTGCAGCAACTGGCGATTCTCCAAGAAAAGAAACATCACCACCAAAAGACTCTTTAACTTCAAATATAAAAGACTCATAAATATCTTTAAACATAACGGCTTGACCTTCTGTAAATTTTGTAAACTTTTCGCTTAGTTTAACAGAAGTTCCGTTTACAATCTCTTTTACGGTAATTTTTTGACCAAAAGCTGTTATGCTTGATGACTCACCAGTACAAATGGCCATACCCACAGATATATTTGTTGAGCTAGCAACATTAAGAGTTGTGCTTGTCATTACCGCTGTTGTTGTTGTTCTTACAAACCCGTCTGTTTCTACTACATTTGTGCCTGATGCTATTCTGTTTAAAAATTGTTTTCTATATATTTTAGAGGTTTCGTAATGCTTTGAAGCACTTCCATCTGCTAAAGATTTAAACTGAACATATCTGTCTTTAAAATCATAAAAAACTCCATTAAGCTCACAAGATTCGTTAAACAAATCTAATAAATCATTATCTCCGTCTAAATCTTTTGCTGATATTAAAAACCTACTATAACCTTTAGAAGGATATTGACCTGATTGTAGTATATATTTTTGATTTTTCTTTTGTGTTGTGTTGTCGTCAGAGTCTACTTGTGGGCCTACAGAAAATGTAGTTGCCGAGTTTGAAATACCAACCTCCTCTTTTTTATACTTTATATAGTCAGGTGCGTTTGATTCTTTGTCTAACACCTTGTATTTTACAGTAGAAGTATTATCTTGTATTGCTACAGTGTCTTTTGCATGAGATTTTTTAAGAACAATATAGTCTCCAATAGAAACTTTATTTGTATCTGAAGAAGGAAAAGAAATCCAAACATTTTCTTCTTCCTCAGCATTGTAAAAACGATCCATAGCAATATTGTAAAATTCAGAAGAAGCGTCTTTAACCCAGTACTTGTAATGTGTTGCCCAGTCTGGTGCTTTTGAATTAACTTTTACACTAAAAGAATTTGCACAGCTAGAAAACTCTTGCCCAACTTTTACAACTCCTGATTCGTCAGAAAAAACAGGTGTTTGTCTACCAAATCTATCTAAATAAGAAACTCCAACCTCATAATCTCTTATTGATTTAATTGACTTAGTCGCAGTGTTATTTTGTATATCGTTTTTTTGAAGTTTTACATCAATATTTACAGGTATATCAGAAATATTATATTGTTGAACATAGTTACCATATAGTAATCTATTAGCTGTTACCTCTTGTGCTTTTGCTTTTCTAGGAACGTTATCGTAAGATCTTAATAGTTGATTAGATGGTAATAAAGATTTTATTTCTTCTTTTGTTATAGTTATTTTACCATCGTTGTAAAGATTATCTAAGTCTGATTTTTTAAGTTTTTTTACAACATAAACGCTAGTTTCGTTAGATTTTTTAGAAATTAAATCTAAACCAATTACATCCTTAGGCTTGTTTCTAAAACCACTTATTTCTATTTTTCTTAAATTATTAAACATGGCTTTGTTATAACCATCTTCAGCATCAAAAACATAACCTATTTTAGACTCTGGTAAAAACGCTATTGGAGTAAAAGGAGAAAAAGAAGAGTATTCGTTATCTATGTACTTCCATCTATAAGCAAATCTAGGCATTTCAAACTCGTATATAGGATCTTGCTGCTCTCTTAAAGAAGTCCAGCTGGTAGTAGCATCTCCTGTTATCGCACCTATTTTACTATCAATAGATATTACTTCAGTGTTAAAAGTTTTTCTTCCGCCGTTTGGTGTTGTTCCATACCTACCACCAATTACATAGCTTGTATTTGTAGCTTTTTTAATAACTATATCATCTATAACACCGTTCCATCTAGTGTCATTGTATAATTTTATTTTAGAAAGACTTAATGCTCCATCAGCAACAGCTCTTTGCTTCCAGTAAACAGTTTTTGTACCAGTAGTATATGTGTCTAAAAATATTTCGTTAGGGCAATGATGTTGACCATCTACAAAAGTACCTAGTAATAATTTTAAAACACCTTTGTCAGTGCCATTTCCAGTTGTAGCTGTTGTCACACCGTAAGTCATTTTGTATACCTCACCGTCTACTAAAGCTTCTGATAAAGTATTCTCAGCAAAACCCCACTCACTGTTTGGACTTGTTAAAGCGCCACTTGTTACAAAAAATGCAGCATCTGTAGCACTTGTAGTTATAGCCGTTCCTGAAGTAGTTCCTGAGCTACCACCAAAAGAAGTCCAGCCAGTAGTAGAACTAAAATCACCATTTTGAACCTTGTCATTACCAACAACACCATCACCTACAGCATTTACTTGTGACTTAGCTATTTTAGTAATGTTAGAAGTACCAGCAACTTCTTCTAAAAGCTTTAATCTAACAACAATATCACTGTCACTTTCAGGATCACCTATGTCACCTATATTAGTTTTTAATTTTATAATGTCTCCAGTTTCGTAAGCAACATTTCCATAAAAGTTAAAAGGCTCAATAGATATAATTCTTGGCCCAGACATACAGATTATACTGCTAATTGTTATAACACCTGTAGTGTTTGCGCTTGCAAATATTTTTAACTGTTTACCTGTTGATTTAAAAATATAGTTAAACTGCTTTGTAGACGTGTTGGTTTGTACAACCTCATAACCAATACCACTTGCATTACTACTAGCATCGTCGTGAGAAAAACCAATTTCTCCACTACCACCTGTTCTACTTATAGTTACTGATATTTTATATATATGACCGTCTATTAATCCAGATGAACTAGGTGTTATACCCTCTAAATAAACAGTTGAACCAGTACTGTTTGTAGAGGTGTAAGTACCAGCAGCACCTTTAGTCCAACTAGCATCAGAGTCAGAGCTAACAGCTAATATAATATCTGTTCCTGTTCCATTTTTTAATAAACCACCGTCTAAAAGTAAGCTTCCATCAGCATTTTTATAAGGAGAACTGCTAACGCCTGTAGGTTTGTTTATAACTTGATTAGTTGAGTTTGTGTACTGCCAAAGGTTTGTGTTGTTAAAAGGCTCTGACCACTCGCTTATTCTTATTTTTCGATTAGCAGATATTAAAGACGTTGATTTTATTTGTCCATTTAATCTTATTCTATGATTTAAGTAATCAACATCTCTTATGGTAAAAGACTCTGTAGGTTCTACCCAGTTTGAAGAGTGAGTAGATATTCTTACTCTCATACCTTTTCTCACACCTTGCCATTTCATGTAACTACTTTGTTTTCCTATAACAGCAGACTCTGAAGGATCAAAACATATAACGTCACTTGCACTTTCGGCAACAGTAGTAAGAATAGCTCTTTCTAAATATGTTTCTTCTGTTATGTTTTTTTGATGTGAGTGTGAACCAGCACCTCTAGCAAACACGTTGTGAGCATTTGTTAAGTCAAAACCATGTCTTTGTTCAGGAGAAACGTTATGTGTATTTTTGTGAGTGTGGGTTTTACCTTCAACATTACCTTCTCGCACTTTACTTGAAAGTGTTATTTTAGGAGCGTTTAAAGGATATTTTTTTATGACAGTTATATCATCTTGTGTAAACTTTTTTGTTGCTTGTAAGTTTATACCGTCTTTGAAAAGAGATGTTGAGGTAAAGTTGGGTGAGTAGTGTCTGTTAATGTTAAGTTGCCTTGGCTCATTTAAATTATCAGTCCAAAATAAAAGATCATCAATTACATTTATACCAGTTATTAAATAGTTGGTGTTAAACTTTAAAAACCTATCAACATCAACTTCTTCTTTATCTACTAGTAAAGGTGTAATTTCATCTGTTTCTGGATTATACTTTGCTATAGCATCTACAGTGTTACCCTTAATAAACCAGATTATAGTGTTGTCTTTTTTGTTTACATAAGAACCTATACACTTAGCGCCAGCAATATTAATATTAGATTTAACTACATTTCCAAAAGCGTTTTGAACGGCGCCAAGGTCGTCTTCTTCTGAAGAACTAACGTCTATATTAAAAGCTTCTCTATATTCACCTTTTGGGATTAATCTTTCATCAAGATCTTGATTCATCTTAGCCCCAGTGAAATTATTTTTAATTTCTGGCATGTACTAGTGTTTTATATGTTTTGACTTTCCTCTCATTGTTTGTTCTAACTCTCTAGGTTTTAAATTAGACAGTCTTAACTTTGCTGTTCTTATAGCAGCTCTTTTTTCTTTTTTAAATCTATTTACTATGTATTCTTGTACGTTTGCTTTTGTAGCTAATATGCCATGGGCTATATATTTATAAACTGCTTCTTCTGCAAACTTATGAATTACCATTTCACCATCAGTAGCTAAACCATCACTTACGTATTGTACAACAACAAGTTTTGTGTTTACATTAGAAGAAAAATTTATTTTACCTTTTTCTTCATCAATAAAGTAATAGCCGTTTGCATTTGCTGAATCTGGGTTAATACCAAAACGTCTTCCAAAATTTGAGTCATAAATTTTAGTATCGTAATTAATATCATCAGTTACAGTTCCAGACAAATTTTTTCTTCTTGCTAAAGTTGTAGAATCAGAACCTGTTAAATATTCGCCTTGATCGTTGAAAATGTATTCATATGTACCATCTTGAGATATATCTGTTGGATTTCCAGTATGTCTTATTGGACTTAAAGGTCTATATATTCCAGAATTATCTACCCAAGAAATATTTACGTAGTTAACATAATCTGGAGGTAAATCCATTTGCAAACTAGAGTCTATTTCAACTTCCTGTGCTTTTGTAGACTTAAGAGTGTCGTAGCTAAGTTCTTGAAAAGCTCTTTTAGCATAAAAAACAACGTCAGTTCTTCTTGCTCTACTTATTAACTTGTCTTCACCAGTGTATGCTACTATAAAGTTATTTGTTATATCATCTAGTGATATGTGTTTATAATTACCTAAATTTGGATTAATTAATATAACTTCAACAATTGTGTTTACAGGTATTTGAGTGTCTAACACTAAAACGCCAGTAGAACTAGTGTAGCTTGTTATAGCAACACTAAATGCGGAAGCTAAAGTTCTTTGTGTTTTAGTAACACTACCTACAGTACCTGTTAAAAAAACATTAAACTCAGCTGAACTTGATGGTAGAGCTGGATAATCTAATGTAAAATTAGTTTGATTAGCTGTAGCTGTAAAACTATTAAACCCGTGATATTGCTCTTTTGTTCCTTTAAATAATCCCATATGTTATTGTTTTTCTTGTTGTGTTTTTTTGTTATCTTCGCCTGTAGCTATTTGATACATACTAGGGTCTTGTAATACTATTCCTGCTAAAGCAAGTATTTTTATAACTAAAGTTGTTTCTTCAGATTCGTGTAACTGTGGGTTTGTTGATGTTCCACTATTGTATAAAGCAGTACCACTTACGTCTGTGTAACCCCAAACAATATCAGTTGGCCTAGCAACATAATTACAAGTAATATTACTAACGCTATATGCTGGTGTTGGTGAAGATGGAAAAACTTTAATAGTAGTGTCTGTTTTACGAACGTAAACAGGGTGGGTTGTTGTTGGCGCTGCTAAAGGTGAACGCTCTACGTATAATAATTCTTTTTTATTTATTTGTTCTACTTCTACATCATAACCAGCTGCTCCGTAAAAAACCAAACCTAACCTATAAACATCTGTAGGTAAAGTTAACTGGTTTCCACTAACAGCAGACATAGAAACTCTATACTTCTCAAAAGGACTTATTTTTTCTTCTAGTAAACTAATCATATTAGAATACTCTGTGTCATTGCTATTTACTCTATCAAATTTATTAATGTCATAAAAATATTCTTCATAAACCTCCATTTGAGCTTGGTTAGCTAATAAGTTAAATTCTTGCGGCGTTATATAGCCTCTTTGTTCTTTATTAGCTATTGCTAATACTCTTTGATATACTGTATCTATACTTATAGCCATATTTGTTTTTTAATTTGTAGTTTGCAATCGCCCCGTAGAGCGACTGCTTCTACAAAGGTTTTTACTTCAATTGTTTTTCAATATTTGTAAATATTTCCATACCTTCATCAGTTTTAAACCAAGCGGCTAAAGCTGAGTATGGATGTTCATCAAATGGAACGTTCATTAGTTTTCTATTATTAGAAGACCAAGTAAATGTTCTTTGATCTGAAGATAAACTTACTATTCCTTTTTCAACTGCTTTTATACCTGTATTTCTAAGCTGAACATTTTCATCGTTAACTAAGTCTAAGAACAGTGTAGGGTTATGCTTGGCATATAATAGTGTATCTCTTTTAAGTTCCTTAGAACTCATCTTAGACACATCAGATCCAAGCTCTACTCTCATAACTGCTTCCATTAAATCTACATCTAAATTTACAGCTGTAGTAAGTGCTTCTATTTCAATTTCAATATCATTTACTTCGTCTTGAGCCACAACTTCTGGTCTCCACTCTTCGTAAACTTTATTTAGCATTGGGTGGTATAAGGAAAGTAATTTTTGTAACATAACATCTTCTTTAGTTACGGTTAAAACACCTTCATAAAACACAATATGTTCCATGTTTTGTGGTCCTTGCATTTCATCAACAAAAACAGTTTTTTGATTTTTGCAATACTTAACTTCTCTTTGATAACCTTTTTCAGGGTCAAACCAAAACAAACCTCTACTTTTTAAGGTTAATGTTAATGGTGACATGTTATTTTTTAAAAGGTATGTTCTATCTTTTAATTCCCACTTATTTTTTTTTGGTTTTGGAGTTTCCATAACCTGTACTTTTTCTATATGCTCATCGCCAGGATCTCCCGCGTAAGCTTTTTTTGTTGTTTTTGCCATAATATAATATATAATAAAATTAGTAAATAAAAGAACCGAGGCCGAAGCCCCAGTTCTTTAGTTAAATATGTTATCTCTTTAATAACATAAAGTTGTTTGTAGCTTGAGAGATTAAACATCTTTCTGATAGATAATTAACTTCCATTGCATCAAGGTCAGAAGTAACGTTTCCGCCAACTGAACCAGTAACCCAAGTTTTTAATCTTCTATTATCAGTGTTTGAAGCTCTGTAACGAATATGTAGGAAAGGTCTTTTCATATTTTTCCCCATAGTTTGATCATAAACAGTAGTTACACCTGCAGGTACTAAAAGTCCGGAGATTTTAGAAAAACCTGGAGATAAACTAGCCATTGATCCGTAAGCCATTTTGTCATTTAAGTATTTCCAGTCAGTTTTGTAGAAGTCGTAAGATCCACGTCTGAAACCAGAGAAACCTAAATTTAACGCCATGTCAGATGAGTTATCGAATAAACCATACCCAACGTTAGCAGCAGCAACTCCAGCACCAATAAATGATAACATGTTGTCAACGGATAAAGTTTCAGTTCTGTCTAAGTAAAGCATATTTTCTTCAATAGAACCTTCAAAGTCTAATTTAGCCACGATAGCGTCGATAGCATTCATGTCAGCTTGGTTATTTCCTGAAGTGTTAGCAGTGTTGAAAGTATCAAGAGAAACGTGTCCTCTATCTTCAATAGCTGCAAATAAACCTTCAGTACCAGCTTCAGCTTCATTTGAACCACCAGTTCCTAAAAGAGTATCTAACTGAGAACCTGTAGCTCTTACAGACTCTAACATAGACATTTCCATGTAGTCATTGAATCGAGCTCTAGTATCACCTTCAGCTTTTAAGTACCACATGTAACCATTTTGTCCTTCTTCACCAGTCACTTCTACCCATCCAATTTGAGAAACATCAGATCCGTTTACTTGGAATCTATCTCTTAGTATAATTGGCTTGTTAGAAAAAGACTTAAATGTAGGAGTCAAAGTAGCTCTGTCAGTTCCTAAAGTAGAACCTTTTGCATATTCAGAACCATAAACCATCACTCTAAATACAGAAGCTGTAGTATAAGTAGCTGCTCCAGATCCACTATCTAAAGTAGCTTGAGTGTAAGGTATTACAGTACGCTTTGTAGTAGTAGGTGCTGCAGTAACTAAACATTTAACTGTAGTTCCTACGTTTGTAGCAGTAGTACCATCAACAGTACAGTATAGTAATACAGTATCGTTAATTCTGAACATTGCAGCGTCAGCAGCTGATGCAAACGTTAAGTTGTCGTCAGCGATGCTAGTACTTGCAGCAGTAGTAGCTGATAAGTGAAGTCTACCCTGCTCAGACCAAACTACTTGGTCAGCAGACATAGCTTCTTCAGCTCCTACCATTGATAAAAATCCTGATAACATTCTGTTACCATATCTTTCTACTTCAGCTTCGTAAAGCTCAGGTAGATATTGTTGTGCCCATCCAGTTGCAAAGTCTAAGTAATTATTAGCCAATGTTTGTTGAGTAGGCCCGGCGATAGCGTTTAAATTACCACCGGCTACGAATGATTGTGCCATTTTTTTATTGTTTTAAATTATTATTTTTGTTTAAGTTTTAACTTAAAATTAGAAGAGTTATCTCCAATCACTCTATATTTAACTTTACCAGACTCATTACTAAAAGTTTGTCTAGGGTTCATGTTAATGTTCTTAGCTTTTTCAATACTAGTTTTAGTAGCATCTGCTTTGCCTTGTTCATAGAAATGATTTGCTATAGCATCAGCGTTCATAGCTGTAAATAAAGATTTGTGATACCCTTTCGCATCGCTCATAACACCGTCTTCGTTAAGAAACTTCTTAACAAAATTATTAATGTCACTTTGCGTTTGTTTAATCTCACCACCGTTTTTCACATTAAATCTGTACTTTTTGTCACCGACACTATATTCAAAACCTTTGAACTCATCGTTGAAAACCTTTTCAGTTTTTTGTAAAAAAGTATTTTTTTGTTGTGATGCTACTTTTTGAGTCTCTTCTGACTCTTCGTTATATTTATTATAAAAATCTAAAGCTGTTTTTGCTTCAGGTGTTAACCTTGAGCCAGCTTTAATTTCCTCATAATATTTAGACTTTAACCCGTCTAAGTAGGTTTTAGCGTCGGCAACTTGCTCTTTTAACGCTATTTTTTTCTTTCTTTTATCTCTTTCAGAATCATCTTCAGATATACTAAAGTCATCTTCAATTAAAAAGTTTATTTCTTCAGAAGTTAAATGAGATTTTGTTTGTTTGTAATATTCTTTTAATAAGTTATTTTCATCTAAACTAGAATAGTCTTGATTTAACCTAACGTAATCTTCTATATTACCACCGGTTTCTTCCATAAAGTCTACAACTTTTTTCAAGTTTTCAGGTAGAGCTTTTCCAGTTTCAGCAGATTCAATCATAGCTTCTTGAGCTTTTTCAGCTAAATTTTCAACTACTTCCTCCTTAACAGTATCTTCTTTTACTTCTTCAATAATTTCTTCTAATACTGGAGTTTCTTGTGCTTCAACTTCCGGTTGTACTTCTTCTTGTTTTTCTGTGGACTCGGCATTATTAGGCTCTGTAGCCACTCCCTCGTCGACAGGGTTATCTTCTTTAACTTCATTTTCTTGGTTTTTTGGTTTTGATAAATCTACTTTTATAACCTCATCATTGTTAAAATTTTTTAAGGTTGGTTTTTTTATTTTTAATTTACCTGTTTCCTCAGGTGTTTGTGTAACCTGTTCGGTTACGTTTTCGTTTTCTGCCATAATATAATATTATAAAATTAATAAAAATAATTAACTAGGGTCAAATTGCCCTAAATTAAAATCACCTCCTAAACTATCATTACCTGTAGACTCAAAGTTTTTAGCACCAGCATCGTTATTTCTTTGCTCTATCATTTCACTTTGTTGAGTAGCTTGGATTTTTGTTCTTTGATCTTTACGATCTTCTTTCATGTTTTCGTTATTAGATTTAGCAGACACATCCATCTGTCTTAGCTTCATGTTCATTTGAAACTCTAATTCCATTAACTCTTTTTTATACTTAACCTCTGTCTCTTGTTGCATCATTTTTAACTGAGATTTAGTTTGCTCTAATTGAGCTTCCATCTGCATTGCAGCTTGATTTTTTTGCATTTCAGCTTGAGCTGCAGCTTGAGCCGCTTGCTGGTTTGTTTGAGACTGCATCTGCATATTTCTCTCTTGTGTTTGCTGATCTTTTTCTTGTTTCTTTTTTCTACGTATTTTTAGTAATTGGTTTGCTAACTTTACATTTTTAATTTCTCTAAGATCAATAGCGTCTTCTAGTTCTATACTTTGCTGTTGTAAAGCCATTTGTATATTATTTTCAAGCACTGCTTTCTCTTCTTCGTCAGGAGTTAGTTCTATAAATATACCAAAGTCGTATAAATGTAATTCTTTTAACTCTTCAAGTATACCAACATTGTGAGCACCTATAGCTTGTACAAAAGCATCTTTAGTTGGAGAGTACTCAATAACGTCAGATATTCTTAATGATAATGCTTCTGCAGTTTCGGCTGTTAAAAATAAACCTGATTGCAGTATATGCCTTGTTGCTGTATTACTATTTGCTGCAGCTAATTTTTGCACGCCTACTAAAGCGTTTTTATCTGGCATGCTACCATCTCTAGCTTCGTTTAATCCGGTTACATCTCTTATCATTTGTAAATAATAATTGTAAGTTTGAATTAAACTTTGCATTTTAGCACCACCGTTTCCACTAGCTATTTCTTGAATAGGAACTTTACCTGGGTTCATATCACCATCAGCAGTCATTGATCTACCTATAATACTACCCGTTTGGAAAAACATGTTTAAAGCTTCTTGTGGGTTGTAATTTGTTCCGTTACCTAAATCTATTTCAGCAAGACCGTCAGCATCTAAGTATATACCATCTGGAACTAACCTAGACATTACTTGTTGTAGCTTTAAGTGAGTAAGTTGAATCATGTCAGCAAAACTAGTTATTCTACTAACTAGACTTTCAATCTTACCTTTGTACATACGTGGAGCTACAATGCTGTAGTTGGTTTTTACTTTAGTATAATTACTTTTAGGTCTTAGCATGTTTTCTGCTAAACTCCAGTGTAATAATTTAGAAGTCCCTAACACCATAGCACCTTCGTATAAAACTTCTATAGCTGTTGAAAGCTTTTGAAAATCTCCTTCTAAGTCTTTAGGTGGATCAAATTTATCAGTTTTTAATATAGCTTTTTCCCCTCCTGTACCTGTTTGTTTTACTTTGTATACTTCGTGGTTATAAGTTTTAAAGTTAAAATATAAAACTTGTATTTTGTTTGGGTCAAACTCAGCGCCAGCTCCATAACCACTTTCTCTATTACTGTTTTGATAAGATTTACTAGAAATAATATTTTCAAGTTCTTCTTGTGTTAAGTCAGGAAATTGTTTAATTAGCTCGCTAATCGCTATTGTTTTTACTTCACCAACATAATATATGTCTTCAAAATACGGTGACTCAGTATAAGAGTAAACTAGTTTTGCAGGGTCTACGTGATCAATTGTTATACCTTCAGACTCATTGTAACAAGTTTTTGTAGCACCAATACCTAAAACAGCAAGATCATAATAAAATTGCTTTTTAATCAACTCATACCTATTACCTTCCATCAAAACATTTATAGCTTGTTCTTCAGCAATTTCTATTTCTTGTTTGTAAGTTAGTTGCATATGCAGGTCCAACTCTTCTTTACTTTGCGGAAGTTCTTGAACAGAAGATCTTTTAACGTTTATATTAAAGTTTTGCTCTATTTGATCATTAAAATCTTTAGCAGCCATATCTGTAAGTATGTCTTGCATGTATTTAGATCTTTTTTCTATACCCATAGGGTCTTGAGAATAAGCTTTAACATCATATGTTCTTTCTGATATACCATTAACTACAATATCTACAAACTTAGGTATAATAGGTACTGGCTTCCAGTCTAAGTTTAAATATGATAAATCACCATTAATAGATAATTCATCTTTGTACTTTTGAATTGATTGTTCTCCTCTAGCATAGCTTTTAAGTTTGTGGTATTCAACTTTGTTTGCAGCAAACTTATTAGCACCACCAGAGCTATTAAACCATTCTCTCTGAATAGCTTCACCTACTTGTAAGCCATACTCAGCAGATGCTTTTTCAGCATCGCTAACTGTTTGACTTGGAAAATAATCTTTTATAACTGACTCAGCCATATTTATTCTTTAATTAATTTAGATGCGTTACCGTCATTAGAATATCTAGCAATGCTTATGTTTAGTTTTGGTTTTACTATTTGAGCGTGTGGTGTGTATAAATGTCTGTTGTTTGCCATTATAGCTAAACCAGAGCTTATTGATGCATCATGCTTTGTTCTTTTATTTATATCAAACTTAGCCCAATCGTTTAGTAGTTCGTTAAAATAACAATTACCAAACTGTCCTTCTTTGTCTAACCCTACGTGGCTTTGTATGTACATTTCTATAGCCGCCGCGTGAGCTTGTTTTATGTCTTCACTTGAGTTTGGTATTCCACCAACCTCTTTTTCAGCTATAGAAAGTTTATTCCATTTCTTGTCAGGTCTGTTCATACTATAACCTCTATAACCTCTTCTTTTTAAATAGTACAGTAAGCGTGGTTTATTGTTCTCTGCGAGTATAGGCATCCCGTAAAATACTAACGCCATTAGAACGTCTTCAAAGAATATCTCTGCAGTTTGTGGTCTAGCTAAGTACTCTAAGAAAAATGTATTAGCTGGTGCATCTTCCATACTAAACTTCGTTAAACCGTGTAAAGCACCTTTTGAACCTATACCATCAACAGTTCCTGATATGTCATAACTATCACAACCAAAAGCACCCATGTGTTCGTTACCAGGCCATTTAATACCGTTTTTAATTACAACCTTGTTTTGTATATTTGTTGGTGGCACCCAGCTTACTTTAAATCTACCCTTTGGATCTGGATAAAATATTACTTTAGAGTCTTTAACACCGTTAACCCATTGAAAGTTACCTGTTGAAATACCTAAGGTTCTAGACATTTCCTCGTTGTAATCTATTTGTTCGTATAGTTTAACCAAGTTAAATATACTGTTTTTTGTTTCATCTCTAAACGCGTGTTCTGTAGTTCTTGGAAACTGTCTATAAAATTCGTTTAACGCATCTTGATCACCTTTTAAACCATCAGCTTCATTTTGCCAGTTTTCTACAACACCTATATCTATTAACTCTCCGTGTGGGTCGAAGACTTCATGATCCGGAGTATTGAAGACTGGGCTTCCGTGCTCATCAATAAATCCTTCGTAGTTCCACTCCATTGGGATAAAAAGAGAATATAAACCAGACGCTGTCTGTCCGTTTCTATTTCGCTTAGTAACATCAGATGCTCCATATAATTTTTTAAAGTTATCACCTCCTTTGTCTAATGCGTTAGATGTTGATCCCATCATACACTTACCTATAATTCTACTACCTAACCTTAAACACGTTTTTGTAACTCGCCAGTTATTTAAAATATTATCAGGTCTTTCCCATTTACCACTTTCATCATGTACTAACAGTTGAAGTTTTTCTCCGTCATAACTGTTATCACCTGTATTTTTCCAATCAATAGTAGTATCAAGTCCAGCCAAGTCTTCCTGCTTCTCATTAGCAGTAATTTTTTTACGCGTGAACTTACTTGCAGGAACCCTATAAGCAAGCTCAGACTTAGGCCTGTCCATACCGTCTTGAATCGGTTTAAAAAAGAACGGATAGTTAACCGATATTGGAACCACCTTGTCTGTAAACATTTTTTTAGCATCTGCTCCTGTTTTAGATAACACGCCAAATCTAGCGTCACTTGATATTGTAGCTTGGTTAACTGTTTCAGCTGATGACATAAAAGAAAAACCAGATCGTCTGTTTTTAAGGTAACACATACCATAACATCTTTTATCTGCTTTGCATGCTTCCCAAAATATATAAAATAATCTATTAGCTTCTCTAAAGTCTGGCGCGCCTACATCAATCTTACTCCACTGTAAGTACATGTAGTGTGTACCTGTTATATATGTTGGTGTTCCATTGTTATTAAACCAGAAACCTTCTTCTCTACGTTTAAACTCTTCATCTATATAATCAAACCAACTTGATTTTTTTTCTTCAGGATAACTACGCCAGTCAAATATATTTTTAAGTCTACTTAATTCTTTTGGATATTCAAACTGTTTCCACTTTTTTTCTTTGTTAACGTATATATCTTTTGGTTGTTTTGGTAATGCTATCTGAAAGTTTTGTATTTCAATAATTTCACCGATTTGACCATTTCTTGATATAACTACAATATTATGTTCTTTATTGTAACCATACGTCCACTTGTTAGTTTTATTAAGTCTGTTTATAGTAGTCTTTTTTATAGGTTCAACTACTTTAAATAAATTTTGCTCGTACATTACTTAGATCTACCTTCTGCAAAACCTTTAAAAACTTTTGGCTTATCTTGTTCTGTTTCTTTACCTTGAAGCAAGTTGTCTTCTTCTTGTATTCTGTTAAGTATTTCAAATGCATCAAATATGGCTAGCTTTTTAGTTGCTGCAGCATTTTTTAATCTGTCAGCAGATATATCATCGTCAGAATCTACAATATCTTCTTTAGCAACTTTAATAAGCTCTTCAACAGCTCTATGCCCAGCTTGGATTATACGTTTCTTCGTTTCCTTGATATTCATATTTAATTATAATTTTATTTGATTTTACTCTATAAAGCCTTTGTCCGTCAATAACAAACTCATATTTACCTACAGCTTTAAACTGTACTAAGCTATTTTTTTCAACAGTACCGTCGGAGTAAACAACAATACCTTGTAACTTTTCACTTCCTTTGTAAAGTAATTTGTTATCTTGTTTTAATGGTTGTATAAAACAATAACCTTCTAAAGCTTTCCAACCACTACCATTATTATACGCAAATATTTGATCTTCATTTAATATATAAGCATCTTTGTTAAAATAACTTCCGCTATTTTTTTCAATGCCATATTGGTTGTGCCATCTTCTAAATACATTGTGATGAACTATAACTGTGTCTCCAACCTTTATGTTTGTCAGTTTAGCTATTGGTACAGCTTTAACAATAGCTTCTCTGTTTGTAAATTGATGGTGAGATACCTCAGTATTTAATATAAGTTCTTTATCACCAACTTTTTTTATATTATTATATCTTTCACCTTTTGGTTTTACAACAAAAGTGTAAATACCTCTCATTACTTATACTCTAAGTTATACTCTACGGATATAGCCATGTTTTTATTAAAGTCTTTCCACGGTATAACTTCTCTGCCTTTTTTAATATATATAGAATACTTGTTTTTTTCTTCTAATATATCGCAGATAGTATGACCACCATACACTTCTTGCCCAACGGCATAGTGCATGGCGTCATTTTTATAATCTTTTCCTATAGATATTTTACGAATCAGCTTGTTCATCTTTGTATTTTAAGTCTCCTGTTCTCACATCAATATCAGCGTCTCCATAAGTATCTTGTAATTTAGCTTGCATAATTCTTACTTGGTCTTGATGACCAGCTAGTTTATGTAACAAATCGTGCTCTGCAGCTCTTGTTCTACCTATGTTTAGGTGTAAGTTATCTATTTGTTTTACTAAATTTTGCAAATCACTTAGTTCTTGTTCTTGCAGTTTTTCTGCTTTTACTTTAAGGTCTTTAACCTTAGGTGTTTTTCTTTTTGCCATTTTATTTAATTTAAGTTAATTTTATTGTTATTTATCTATTTATAATATCACATAAAATAGTGAATAATTACACTATTCTTCATCTTCTACATACCACTCACCATTAACATCATTTAATATTGTTAATATTTCTGTGTAAGTGTAAGTTGTTTTACCTTGTAAGAATGTTGGTTTGGAACCTTCATACTTTACAAAAGTTTTTGTATTGTCATTATTCCACCTCAATGTTTCCGCAGATGTTTCTTGTACCTTGGTAAAATCTACAGAGCTTACATCACTGCTTGTTATTATTACGTATTTTCTTTCCATATTATGGTGTGTCTGAACTATCTATGTTGCTACTATTAATTATTGATAAGCTGAAAGAGTTGCTAGAGTCATCAGTTAACGTTTCGTCCTCATCACTATAACCTTCCATAGTGTAGTAAGCCAATAATCCTGAATGACCGCTTTCGTCTTTTGGCGATCCTGAGTTGTATATAGATGTAATTTCAGAAGCTGTTAGTTTATCATTAAATAAAGCTATATCGTTCATGTGACCATTAAAAGGGTTTGTGTTGCCTGGAGGGTGATTTCTACCAAAACCTACAACTGCAGGACCAGTTCCATCATTCCAAGTATTTCCTATTGCATCAGTATCTTTAAGTGAAGCATCTATATATAGTTTAGTCTCATTGTTAGCCGCTGTTTTAGATCCATACTCCCAAGTAAAAGCTACATGATGCCAGTTACCATCGTTTTCTAAACCGGCTTGAGAATTAACCACGTTTGTAACGTTAGACACTTTAATATTACCTCTTATTCTACCAGCAGCGTTATTCCAAAGAAGTAATACTAGATTTGTAGTTCCTTCTTCAGGACTTAATTGAAATATAAACCCATTACCAGACATTGAATCTAACTTAACCCAAACACTGATAGAACCAGCGCCACGCGTTGAGCCTCCATTAATAAATTGTTGAGCAAGACTACCAGACCCTTCTAATCGATCGTTAGTTCCATCAAAATCAAAACTTTTATTATCAGCAAATGCGGCTGCAGCATCATGGTCGTATTGATAAAATTCAGTCATTGCATGCGGCGCACTACCGTCAGGTCTATTACTAGAGGCGTTAGCTGTATTAATAGTTGCTACAGTACCGTTAGAACATTGCAAAAGACTTGCTTGTGTTGTTGCACTAGCATTATAAGTGTTAGTAGCTAGCTCAGCTCTAATACCAGCAAGACTTAAAACACCACTACTTGGAACAGCCACTGCAAAGTTCTTTTAGTTCATCAATTTGTTTTTGCTGATCTTTAACAGCTTCTATCAAATAACCTACTAAGTTACCA